GTCGTAGCAGCCGCTAGCAACACAGAAAAAAACAATACCCCTAGACCAGACCCCACAACAAGGAAATTAATCAATAAATTACGCATTATTTGCACCTTTTCTCGAATTACAAGAACGATGCATTACTTGGAGGTTAGCCAAGTCATTGGTTCCACCTTTTGATAAAGGCACAATGTGGTCAACGGTCAACGGATCACCAGGCAGGCCCACCCCCCGGCATTGAACGCAATAAATAGCGTTTTTTAACAGAATTTGACGATTGCGGCGGTATTCCCCCTGGTTATAAGCACGCCCGGGTCCTTTTTTTTGTTTTATACGCTGACAAACACGACAAAAGGAACGAACAGAGAGCGTAGGATGAAACAAAGCTCCACAATTTAGACAAGGCCTAGGCGGTTTATTATTAACCAGGACCCCCACCCCCCCTCTTTTTTTCTAACAAAGCACCAACATAACTCAAACAAAACGCTTGAACCTCCAAGGCAGTTAAATCATTATCAGTTTGAATCGCTCCATTTTCAACAGTTACAAGCAAAGCAAACTGCCCAGCACGAGTGTCAGCATGAGGACCACGGTCAGCCTGAACCATTATAGAAATTACATTAACAATGCCATCATGCTCAAAACGATAAAAGATACCTGAACCATGAACATTGATAACTTCTTTGAAGTGGTCAGCAGCAAACCTAAAAGACTCAGGCACAACCTCACTTACTAACCTTGCTGAATCAGTTTTAAAAACCACTATTTATTTCTTTCTTTCTTTATTTCTTTATCCTTATACGCTAACAATTTAGTATGCATACGGAACGCATAACATAAACATATCATAAAGACTTTTTATCCACGAGTTCGCTGAATTTGAACTCGTTAAGCGTTTGGCTTATTTCTTTGGCCTCTTGCTTTCTTTCTTTCTTTTCATCACGCCAGGCAGCAGCACGCTCACGATTACGCTCAACCTGAGCTATATATTTACCGCCATAGTTATCCCAATCATGAATCAACCATACTCCGTTTTTATTTTCAAGAAACCCAGCATCAAAGAACGCATCAACTAAATCCTGGGGATCACCAGCCCAACAAGCAGCATGAGCAATCTCATCGGGGTCTTTATCAACAACACCATGTCCCCAGTTATTAAGAGAGAACAACCAAAAGCCAACAACAAGACCAAGAGCGTGAGCCTGCTCAATTTTAAGCAGCCTAGCCAATTTTCTAACCTTACGGTGGTCACGCAGACCGGTGTCAACACGGGTCCACATTAAAGCTCCTCCTCTTTCAAAGACTCAGAAATTTTATAAGCCTCAAGTAGCTTGACATACAAAGAGAACGGAACCGTCACAAACTCGGCATCGTTTAATTTTGTGACGCAAGCAAACTCCTTATCTTTTTGATTACGGATGAACTGAACAGTATGACGCAAAGAGTCAGCAACACCATGACGCCAAGGCAAAACAACAAGCCCGTCCTTTTTTTTCTTTTTGAGCTTATCGCCAATTTTTTTAAACCATTCGTCGTTAATATTCATTTTTAGCTTTCTGTTCTTTTACAATTTCAACGGGATCCCTTAAATTTTCTGTTTTCTTTTTATTTTTTCGCCAAGTTTTCTCATTAACAACCATGCAGGATTTACACCAGGATTTGGTGCCACCGATGCCTTTATCACGCTTAGAGAACGCAGACGCATCCTGACGCACCTCACACTTGCTGCAAACCTTAGAAGTTAAAGAACCCCACTCATTAAAGATTGGTGCAGCAGTTGATTGACGGATGCCAGGCGTTTTATTTTCAACAAGGCAGCTAGCACAACGAGATTGACGACCACCCCAATCGTTATTATTTATAGGAATTTTTTTTATGCGACGATAACAAGACACGCAACGGCGTGAAATTAAATAACCATCACGACCAAACTGCGGCTCAAGATTATTGAACTCAATAAAGGAACGCTTGATGGCTTTATGCACATCGCTGTTCAAATTTAATTTTTGACGAGCAACACCCGGGATCCCCATAAAACCCTGGTCATCCTCACGAATAACAGAACTAGCAACACACTCAGCCATTACCGGACACCCAAGGCAGATAAGATGCGACTCATAATACTCGAAGTCCGTGTGTTCTCGGGGAGTCGATGGGAAAAATAACGAAGTGCGTAAACCAGCACAAGCAGCCCGGTCAAACCAAGAATCCAAATAAGCAATTTCTTTGAAATCAATTACCCTCCGCCGTTTCTTTTGGTTCGCCATTTTTGATATTTTTATTATATACAAAATAGTCGTCACCGCACCACAAATGCAAACCAAGCCCAACATTCATGCAAGCACGCTTGAACGCATCAGACTCGGCATGTTTTAAGTTTGCACCATTTGATCCCTGGTCATGCTCAACATCGCCAGCACCCTGAACTTTTATCTCTTTACCTTTTACAAAAATTGTAAGAGTTCCAACGCAGCCGGTCAGCTTTAAGTTTTCATCGTAAATTTCTCGCTCAATTGACCAGTTATAAAAACCCACAACATCCAACAAGCGTTGACGCACAACGCCATGCACAACATAGGATGCGTTAGCCTTTCCAGGTTTTTGTTTTATATAACCATCCGGAAATGGAACTAACAGCTCTTTTAATACTTCATCCATTTATTAATCCCTCCAAATCAGAACGACGGACAAAGACACGACGAACACCAGGCAGACGAACTGACGGCAGACGGCCATCTTTGACCATTTCGTAAATACTAGATTTTGATATTTTTAAAAGTTCCGTCGCTTCAGCGATCGTTAATAAATTATTTTTTGACTCGGTCAACACTTACCCCCACAACTCCGAGCTTGTGAAGTGGTAGGACATGCTGAACACCCTCGTGAACAAATACAGCCACATCAACAGAACTCCTTAAATAACATTTAACAAAAGTCGCTTTTTTAAACTCAAGCAACTCAGACGGATGACTCGCATAAACCAAGTCAACCAAATCACCCCGTTGATACAAAGAGCGAAGTGGATGCCCGGCACGTATACTGAGCAAATCATTCATTGGACAAACCACCTCTCTCTTTTTTACAAAGATACTAGATAAAAAACAAGTAAGCGAATTGAACTAAATAAATTTATCCCACTCTAAAAGTAAGAACTAACACGATAAACAAAGCCCTATCTGCACCAATTATCCCAAAACAACCAAATACAGCAGAAATCAATAAATAACAGGCCCCTGTAAGCCTTTGTAAGCCATTTAAAATATGCCTTGGCCTAGTTGTCCCAGGATTGATAACCAACAAAACCAGCACAAAAGCAAAAGCGACGGATAAACCGCCGCCCTTGCAAAAACGCACCTTTTTATTTTAGTTCATCAGCCCATGCTGATTGGCCAGCAACAAGGTCATCATCAGAGATGTGAACGTAGGTGCGTAAAAACGTTTCAGGAGTTTGACCCAAAAGACTAGCAGACGCAGCGATTGGAACATTTGCACGGTGCAAACCAGTAGCCACGGTGTGACGAGTTGCGTGCAGACCCATGTAACGAAAACCGCCCTGCTTACAATAACGCTTAAAAGCAGCCGTATAAGAGTCAGGATAAGCAGCCCGACCATTACCACGATGAAACAACCAACCGTCATTGGACCACAAATCACGGTCCTCATTGTTGGAGTTCCAGGCACGGCCGTAGACTTCGCCGGAATGACAACGCTCCAGGTGCTTTTTGAGTTCCTGGGTTGAAGTAGCGTCTAAAGGAACCAATCTATTATGGTTCTTTTTTGAGCTGGACCCGACGAAGTCGACGGAACGGCCGCCATTCCTGACTTTTTCAACGTGCTTATTTATTGTAATTACAGCAGTTGAACCATCAGCAGAATATTGAATATCCTCAAGACGGATGCCGCAGAGTTCCCCACGACGAAGTCCAGTAGTCATAGCAAGATAAAAGAAAAAATAGTCACGACGGATGCCGTCATTTTCTTTTATAAAAGCAAGGATCGCTCGAACCTCGTCAATTGAATAAGCGTCACGGTTGGATTTTGGAATTTTAACCCTTGCGGCGGCTTTCTTTTTCAACGGATTGGTTCCCATGGCGTTAGTTTCAACAGCCAACTCAAAGACCGAGCTAAGAACCCCCTGCATACGAGCAAGATAGCCAACAGACAAGCCCTCGGCCTTTTTAAGTTCCAGCCAACGGTTTAAGATAGCCGGGTCAATTTGCGTCATTTTAAGAGAACCAAAGAAGTCAACCCAATGGTTATTAAAATACATTTCATACTTTCGCATGGTTTCAGCACGCTCAACTTTGACACGACAAGCAGGCAGCCAAACATTTTGACAGAACGCTTTAAAAGTGGACTTATCAACCACATGGCGAACAGTTCCTTTATTTACACCGTCAAGATATTCAGCAGCAGCAGCCTGTGCCTCATTTTTAGTTTTATAAGTTCCAGACCAAACCGTCACACTACGACCCTCAGCCTTTTCTTTAACAGAGGCTTGATAACTAATACCTTTTTTAGTTTCACGCTTACGAACACTAGACCAAGCCACTAGGAACCACCTCCAGGACAAACAGAGTGACGCCAAAACTCAACACGGTCCTGTGGACTAAACAAGTCCTCAACGTCCTCAAAACCATAGCCGCATTTGTAACACGACTCAGGACCGGCAACGACACGAATATAATCGTCACATTCGCCTTCATGGCCACACTCAAACCACTCAACAAAAGAACCGTCGCCAACGTCCTCAATATACGAGTCAAACTTAAAATGACCCGGGTCACAAGGAACCGGCAGACAATACTCGTCTCTGCATTTTTCAGCATGGAACCAATCGCCTTGGCCAGTTTGGTCATAAAGACGAGCTCCATGCTTACAAGTTTTTATTCCAGGCATAATGAAACCTCCTCAAATTCCTCAAGACGGTAAACCTTAGCGACACGGTCACTATTCTCTTGGCGGATTTTATACTCGATAGCTTCAGCAAGAACTTCAAAAGTTGCAGAACCAGCAAAAGCACCAGCGTGCCTTTCATGGTCTTGCGGAAACCAATATTTTACTACAAAGTTTAAACCGTTAGAACGGTCCCAGGCTTCCTGACAAGCGTCGGCCATACGGCCAAGCTCAAAACTTGATAGTTTTACATTATGCGGCAAAGAGTTCTCGATGCTGCCCATAACAACATTTTTGGCCTTGCCTTTTTTTAAGTCGCCGAGAACTTCCTCAGCGATTGCTTGATACTCCCAAACAGAGAGCCTGACATTTTCAGGCATTTCACTCATGATTGGATAGGTTAAATTAATTGCGTCCATTATTTAACCCCCTTTACAATTACCTCGCCCTTTTTGTGACGGAACCCCTGCTCAATTTCTGTCTCAATACCTAAAAGATTAAGACCGTGAGCAAGAGAGATAGTAGAACTACCCATCCCACGCTTTGGAAGTTCAAAGTAGAACTTGCAAGAACCAGGCAAAGAGATTGGGTCGCCATAACCATAGTCTTTAACTTCATCATTAACGCCATAGTTATAAACGAACCAAAGCTCGCCCAAAACTTGATCGCCTTTTCTTACTTTTGTAAAACGAACGAACTGAAATACATCACCCAAACCGGAATGACAGCTCGAAGTTTTACCAAATGGTTTATAAGTCATAATGACCTCCTTTTTATTGTTGCTAACCATGAGCTAATAATCCCTTATTTCAGCCTTATTTGCAAATGAAAACCAATTATTTTTGGCTCCCTTTTGGCTCCCTTTTACCTGGAATTATTGGAATTATTGGACCAGGTGGAAACCCTGGAATAACAAAAGGCATAAATAAGCCCGTTTTCTTTCCAATATTTCCATAGTTTCCAGGCCGTCCATACCGTCCAGAAAACCTGGGGAGAGTAGGACACCGCCGCACCTTTTACAATTAAGCCAATAAAACAAGGCTTATAACGGTTAAAAGCGGGTCAAAACAAAGCAAATGGCTCGCTTTTGGCTCCCTTTCAAAAAACAAGCAAATAAACGCCAATTAAACAAGGATTGGACCTAGGCATAACAACCCCACAAACAAAACAACTACCCCTTAAAACGGCTTAAAACGGCCTATAGATATGAAATAAAGCTAATAACCAAGCCTGTCATCGTCAAGTTGGCCATAAGTTGCAGAATTAAGACGAAAAAATGCGGAATTGACCGCATCGGACACATTGAACCGCACAACAAAGTCATCAGGACTTATTGCAAAAGAAATACCATCAACAACAGACTCCCTCGCAATTTGAGATCCCTCACCAGGCGGCGTAATTTCAATTTTTATACCGGCAGACAATTCAAGACCCAACACCGTTAATTGATTAGCAGCAGAGAGAGTGTCAATATTTAAAACCATTGACGAGAACCTAGGCAAAGCGTCCTTAAATTTAGCCAAAAGAAATAAAGCAGCATTAGCGACATCAGAATCGCTTGCATTTAAAAGATTAGAACGCTCCAGGTAACGCTTTAAATATTTAGATTGACTAGCCGTATCGCTGGCAGTTTGCAAAGAACCACCCTCCCGGGTCAAATTTATAACGTTAAAAATTAAGTCATCATCAACCGGCTGATTAACCTCAAGATAAGGAATGTCAGAACCATCATCAGAAAAAACAGCAGTTGAAGTAGTTGGAAAACTTGCGTGCCGGTTCTTAAAATTAAGAGTGCCATCAGCACCAACAAAAAATGCTCCATTTTCGCTTTTTTCTATTTCCTGAATTAAAGCCAAAGCATTTGTTGATTTATTGATCGATTGCATAGTTGAGTTTCCGGTGTCAATTGAAGTAGAACCGGAAAACGAAACCTGAGCATTAGATAAGATAGATGAAACCATTGAACCTGAATCAGTGGAACTAACAGACAAAGAATCAACTTCAATATTTGCTAACTTTACAAAAGCATCAGAGCAGGAAACCTGAACCTTAGAAGTTGTTTTATTTGGATACTGAGTCAGCCAATCAGTAACAAAACCCGTGTAAAGAGTGGTATAAGATGACTCACCAGCAACAAGACAATCAACAATAACTTGAATAAGCGGCTCAATGCCAGGATAGTAAGGACCGGATGCATTAGCTGGGTTAAACCTGCCATCGGCAGAGTTTTCTAAGTTTATTGTTGCAGTTCCGGAACTAAACGAGTTGAGATCCCTAGAACGACCACGACTAATTGAAACCGACTGAACATAAGAAGTAACATCAGTAAAAGTAACAGCACCACCTAAAACATTTGAAGTGCTTAATGTTCCACGAATTAAATCATCAAGAGTGAAAACATTAGGCACAAAACCAAAACGCACCCGCAAAGTTGGTGCAGCCATTAGGTGACATCCAAAGCCGATATATTAAGTGGAAGTGGACCATTTGAACGCTCGAACTTTCTAAGCTCCTCAACAATTTGACGGCCAACGCTGGCACCATCGGTCCCCATACCAGCATTGACGGTCAAATTAATATTAGTTTGGCCAAGGTTGCCGCCAGCTCTCGACAACGGGATAACAGCCTCCGGCCCACGCTCGCCAATTAAAGCGGTCGTAGGTTGAGTCACAATCCCACCCCTAGCCAATCTTGGTAAGTTTGGAATGTTTGGCGGGTCAATGTCAATGCCAAAGAAACTGAAACCCAGCCCATCATTCACTTTATTTATAAAGTCGTTAATTTTATCAATTACCTTATTAAATACAAACTTGACTCCTTCAAGCAAAACACCGGCAGAAGTTTTAAAAACCGTGCTTAATGTTTCCAAGAAGTTAGAACCGAACTCTTTTAATTTTGGTCCTAAAAACTCGGATAACTTAGACAAGCCTTGCAAAAATAAATCTTTTAAAACTTTAAACAAATTAAAATCACTACGGAAAAAATCAAGCAGTTTATTAAACGTAAACTGCAAACTTAAAACAGCAGAAGAAACATCCCCTTTAAATAAATTAGAAATAAAACCAACAACGCCTGCAATTATATCTCTAACAAATTCAAAATTAGTTTTTACAACTTTTAACCCGGCTTGAAAAGCACCAACAAATCCATCAGATTTAAAAAATGCAATAAAATTTGAAAACAAATTTTTTAAAAATGCGACGGATTGGTCAACGAAATTACGGAAAACCTCAACATTATCATAAGCAAAACGAAAACCAGCAGCCAAAGCAGCAACAGCTCCAAGAATTAAAACAAAAGGACTAAACAAAGCAGCAAAAGCACTAGCAAGAGATACAACCGATGCAAGCAAGATACCACCGATGACAACAGCAAGACCAGTAAACGCAACCTTCGGGTTTTCTTTGAAAAACTCAACAATACGATTAAAAACAGGAGTTAATCGATCCTCAAGCGTTTCAAAAGCAACCCGAATATTATTTACAAGACCAAGAAACTGCTCAGAGCCAATGAACTCACGGACAGCATCACTAAAAGCCTTAACCTTTGGCTGCAATTCGTCAAAAACAGCCTTTGCTTTATCAATGAACTCCAAAAGAATTGGTGCTAATTTTTGGCCAATTTCAATCACAAAGACATCGATACCTGCTCTAATTTTATCCAGGACAAGACCGATACCGGATGCAGCAGTTTCAAATGCGGCGTCAGTTGCACCAACAGCCTCACCAGCCGCCTCAATTTCCTGAGCAAATTTCTCGGCACCTTTACCAGTTAAGACTTGAGCAGCACCAGCTGCTTCAACAGAACCGAAATAGGAACTCAAGGATACACCACTAGCCTCAGCATCGGCTGCAATTAAGTTCAAGGCATCAGCAACATTACCACCCTCAGCAATAAAATCAGCAAAACTCTTACCAGTTAGCTCTGCAAATTTTTTGGATACGACAGTTGTTGGTTTTGACAACTCGGAAAAAACAGCTCGCAACTGAGTCGCAGCAACAGACGTTGGAGTTCCAGCAGCCGTCAAAGTAGCAAGAGCAGCCGTGACATCACCAAACTCAACACCAAGACCCGCAGCAACCGGTGCGACTTGAAATAAAGACTTAGACAATTCATCAACGGTGGTCTTTCCACCTTTTACAGCAGTAAAAATCAAATCGCTTGCTTGTTCAAAACTAACAGCTTCCGGACCAAAAGCATTGACGACAGAAGTCAAACCATCTACAGCCGTTTCTAAGCTAGTAGCACCACCAACAGCCAACTTATTAGCAGTTTGAATAAATGCGAAAACATTATCAGGCGGCACACCAGCAGATAAAGAATTATAAAGTGACGGGATCACCTCAGCAGGCAAAACACCAATAGCTTTTGAAGTTGCTAAAACATCGGCCTCCATTGTATCCATTGCTTCCTTTGAGATACCAGGCATAAGAGTAAAGACCTCAAGCATTCCATCCTCAAAAGCACGAAACTCACCAATAGCTTTGGCGGCACCAGCACCAGCAGCAATACCAAGACCAGCAAAAACTTTATTTATTTGACCGCCTACACGGTTCATGTCTTGACCAAGAGCGTCGAATTTTTTACCGACCGCTCCAACCTTGCCTAAAAATTTTTTAGTGTCCGCAAGGAACTCAAACCTTAAGGTTTTGGTTTCATTCGCCATTATTTACCTTTTATCGCCTTTTTTACAATTGCAAACATTTCATCGGCATACTCAGCAGAGAGTCCAGGCACAATCCTGGCTATTGTTTTTTCAGCAACATAACCGCCATACTTGGTGCCTTCAGGAAAACCACCCTGACGAGTCCAAAAGTCACCGACCCACTCCTTGTAAACCCTTCGCTTCATTTTTGATGCAGGATAGTAGGAACCTTTGATACCACCTTGACCTTGCGGACGAGCAACAGCACCACGCTGAGTTTTTGAAATTGCACTAGATGGCCTGTCAACAGCACGACCAACAACAAGGTTTGGTATAAATTGATACTTTCGCCCAAATTCAAGGTTTCTAACAAATTTGTTAGTTTTACGAACATCCAGGAACGCAGAACGATCGGTCCCATTTCCAACATAACCACGAGAACCTAGCGTCCTCTTAGGAACCGAACCTCCGTCCGTTTTTTGACGCAAAGCCTCGGCCCGAGCTTTAGACTCAACCTCTTTGGCCAAATCCTTATGAAAACCCCTAAGTTCTTTTCTAACTTCAGCAGCACGCTCCATGCCACGCAGGCCAAAAATTACATCATTTAGACCTTCAACAGCAATCCCTGAACCGGCCGTCTTTTTTTGAATGCTAGCCATTACCTGCTCGCTTGCCTTTCCTGTTCGCTTCGTCTAGCTAAAGACTCCTGCAAACCAATAAAATACTCTAACGGTAAGTTGGCCACCTCGAGTGGGGATAGACCCGCAGCTAAAGCGACATCGCAAATTAAACTGACGAAGTGACCGTCAACTACCCCGGGGAATCATCCCCATCAAGGCCGTCGAGTTTAGCAACACCCTCCAACCATTTATCAAAGTTGTCAGTGGTTCCTAAACGCTTTGATGAATGCCAGCACAAATACATTAACTCCTCGAATGCTAAATTTTGAAGTTCAGCAGCCGGACGAGTTCCAAATTTACGCTCAACAGCAACAAAGTCAATAGGCCTTAAATCAAGCTCCTGCTTAGTTCCGTCTGTTAACACCAAAGTGAGCTGGTGTAACCCTGATGAATCAGCCACGCTAAGAAGTCGCTCTCGAAATAGTCCCAGTTGTAGGCCAGGTCACGGAAGTCGTGGCCAAATCACCTACAGCATTTCCTACAGGAACATGCTGAGTCACTAAACAATTTCCAGTATATTTTGGATTTGTTGCGGAAACAGCAGAACTAGTAGCTCTTATATCAAAAGCAACTGAAGTCCCAAGGATCGGAAATATAGTCGCATCAATCTCAGCAGCAGCGAAGTCGCTGTTGAATTCAAGAGAAATCGATCCGTCCTTAAGTCCACCCTTCCTTGACCTAAAAGTCGCACCCATGGCCGTGTCATCCTGCTCTTCAGCTGAGATATCCAAGGTCACGGAACGAACATGGTCGCTTAAATCAACAGAGTTGATAGTTACAGACGCATCTGTAAAAACAAAAGTAGCCATAAAATGTCCTTTTCTTTCTAATACTTACGATAAGACTACTAAAAGGAACCAACCGAACGGTCACGGTGGCCTAGTGCAAAAACATTATGAAAAACGGTCTATAGTGGCCATTTGTAGCCCATTTAAGCGATTTGTATAATGACCAGGCCCAACGGTTCCACTCTCGGCAACTAGGCCTTAAAACGCAACGTGTGGCCAAATAAGCCCATATTTGCTGATTTCAATGTAATTAGGCTGTAAAACAAAACCAGGCCCGGAGGCCTGGCTTTAATTTTGATATCCCCGGTAGGACTTAGTGGGTAGTTAGTCAAACATACCAGGAAAAACGATATCGCCATCAGAATAAGACACCTCATCGAGTTGGTCAAAGACCTCCTCAAGACCGTCCAAGCATTCCTCAAGCATTTCATATTTAAGAGTCCCCTCAAAGTTGGTGCCTTCCAGGTTTTCTTTCCATTGCTCAATCTCGAACTTGATGTCCTCGATTTCCTGCTTGGCCTCAAGAACCTGGTCCACCGCCTCATTTAGACGAGTGACACGACTCTTGGACTTTCTCATTTGCTTACGGTCCCAATGCCTCTTGACTTCATCATAGAAGTTATTGAGTTGACGATCCGTAATTACCAACTCACCAGTGGTCCAGTTGACCTCCGGATTGTTGGGTAGCTTAATAACCACAGGTGGTTGAACCCGCCTAGGTTTAGTCATAATATCCTCCTTGTTGCTAACTTGGGGATGTTACCATAACAAAACCAAACTAAGATGGATTTTTTAAATTTCGCTGCCAAAAAACATTATCACTGTAACCTTGAATTTTTTTATTTTTATAAGCATTATTAAGTCGCTTTTGTGACCACAAACAATACTCAAGTTGTAACTCAAATGCTATAAAATTACGGTTTAATTTTTTTGAAACAACTGCTGTAGTTCCACTGCCCAAAAATGGGTCACACACTAAATCGCCTTTGTTAGAACTAGCTAAAATTAATTTAGCTATTAGTTTTTCACTTTTTTGAGTTGGATGGTCGGTGTTTTCAGGCATGGACCAAAACGGGATGGTTATGTCAGCCATTAAATTTGAAGGTGCCGTGTCTCTAAATTTAGCACCAGCAGACTGAGTCCAATCTTTTGGTTTTCCATTTTCCTTATAAGGTGCTTGAACAGCACGTCTTAGTTTTACAGCGTCAGGATTAAAAGTGTATTTATTACCAACGGTGCAAAACCAAATGTCCTCGCTGCAATTTTTCCAATTAGTTTTGGAACCCCGGCCTTTTTCACGTTCCCAAGTTATTCTGTTCCTAATCTTAAAATATTTTGACGCCGCAGAATAAATTGAAATTGAGCTAAACCAATCACCACAAATATAAACAGTTGCGTCTGTTTTAAGTTTTGGTAAGAAACTTAAAAAAATATTTTCTAAATACAAAGTGTAATTATTAACGGAAGTTTTAGAAAAATTAAACTTATCAAACTTTTTATCTAAATTATAAGGCGGGTCCAAGATAAGCAAAGAAATGCTGCGTTCAGGAATTTTTGACATTGCATCCTCAAACTTTACGTTTACTATTTTATTTTCAATGCTTTCAAAAGAACTTAAATTATGAGTTTGAACAATTTGCTTTATTAAATTAAATTTTTCATTTTCAGTAATTTCTAAAGTTTGGTTTCGTGGTGCTCGGGTTTTTTTTATTATCATTGCTAATAAAAATTATTATAACTTTTAATCGAACATTGGTCGGTCTTTTTCTTTTTTCATTAACCATTTGTAAATATCAGTAGTTAAGGCATCAAGCCACCACCAACAAGTCCAGTAGAAGTCTAATTTTTTATTAAGAAATTGATTGTATGTTATTTTTTTCATAATTACCTTTCCAACAAGCCGCAGACTCAGACCAATGGTCCCAACCTTGCGGAGTTTTATATTTAAGGAACGCAGCAAAGTGCGTTGAAGTGTGCGGATCCATAGCAGACCCGCTAGTTTTTAATTTTGAGGAAACCCAGGCCCAGGTTTTATCAATAAACTGCCAAAGCCCGGACGCAGATGAATTGGGATTTTTAGCAGACGGGATCCCTGAGCTTTCACAGCCAATAATTTTATACGCAGTTAAATGGTCCTCCGGCAAGAAATGGTCCTCAACAAGGTCAGACCACCTAGCACCAAGAACCCAAACATCTTGATATTCAAGACAATGCTGATACTCAGCCACATCTTGAGCAGTTGCAGGCATAGTCAAAGTGCAAGCAAACAATAAAGCTACCAAAAACCCCCTAGGTTTTACTTTCTAAAGCCGATGGTCAACAACCAAAGACCAAGTGATATAAGTATAGCAATACCAACTATATCCTTGGCGGTTCCGGTCAAGGTTAACCAGGCAATAAAAAATCCTAAGAGCGTAAAAGTTTGAGCAAGAGTCTCCTGCAAGATACTTTTAATCCACTTAAAAATTTTGATTTTTTTAAGCAGCCCTATCAATTTTTTTATCATCCTATCCTCCTAAACGGCACAACACTAGCAGAGATAATCTGACTAGCAATAATAACGGGAACGACGACCTCCTGTGCCTTTTCTTTTTGTTGATTAGTTAAATCATCGCCCAAACCAGCAAAGCTAATCTCTTCAAAGTCCACCTGAAAAATTACGGCAGGATTTTCAAGAAACTCCTCAACCTGAACCTCAACAACAACATCAGACAAGTTATAGTCCTCGACTTCTTTATTTTCAACAGCACGCTCAACAAAAGACTCAACAGCCTCAGCAACAGCCTCGTCAGTTTTGACAGCCTCAGCAATTACAGCAACATCATCAGACTCTTCAAGACCAAGGACCTCCGCAACCGTTTCAACCTGCTCCTCAGACAAAACCTCGACATCTTGGATCGCAGACTCAACAACCTCTTGAACAACAACAACCTGCTCCTCGCTAAGTTCCTCAACACCAACCTCAACAACATCCTCAATTATTTCAACTTTGGTCTCAGGCTCCAAAGCCTCAACAAACTCCTCGACAACTTCCTCAACATTTTCGGCTTCAATAATTTCATCGGGGAGTTCAGGAATTTCATCCTCAACAATTTCAATAAGCTCCTCAACAGGTTCAACGACTTCATCAGAGTCAAAGTCCTCGATTATTTCAACCTTTTCATCCTCTTCAGGCTCTTCAATTACTAAAACAATTTCATCAGGAATATCCAAGTCCTCAAGCTCCAGGACTTCCTCCTCAACATCAAAGTCATCAAAGTCGGTCTCTTCCTCAATTTTTTGAACTGCATCAACAAACTCCTCAACAGACTCATCATCGCCTAAATTATCAAGGATCCCTGAATTTTCAAGTTCGGCCTTAGTTTCCTCATCTTTTTGAGCCTCCAGCTCAGCCAATCGGTCAATTTCAGCTTGCAGTTCAGCAGCCTCACGGTCGGACCTTTCCTGGTCAGTTTCAAGTATTCCTGTTTCTAAAAAATTTTTATCTTTTTCATCGGCCACTCTTTGCTCCTCGGCCTCCTTTTCTTTTTCAGCCTCAATTGCAGCAAGCTCCTCTTCAGTTGGTTCTTTACAATCGCCGGATTGATAACCAAACCATTGACCACTCTCAATGGCAGTTAAATATTCTTTATAAGATAATGGATTACCAGGATGCTCGCAGCCTTTATCATCCCAGGCCAAATAAGTAGTTATACCATCCTCGACAACTTCCTCAGCTTTAGGCAGAGTCGTGGTCGTAGTTGTAGAAGTAGTGGACGACGAAGTGGTGGACGACGAAGTGGTCGTGGTTGTTGTTGAAGTGTCAACACAAGAACTTGATGGTGCAGACCAATTGGCTAAATTTACAAAAGGCAGTTGGTCAGGAATTACAATAGTCATCTCATCAGTTAAAGTGCTAAAAGAATTATCGGTGTCGTTATCGGCTCTAATTTTAGTTCTAAATGTGCCATTAGGAACTTCAAAGTAAGTCTGCAAATCCTCAAGAGAAAAAACATGATACTGCCAGGACAAATTAGTTCCATGACCAAAAGAAGTTGAAATACAAAAGGAAGTCGAAGTGTCAATCTCAGAATCAGAGATCGTGAAAAAAATGGTGTATTTTTCAGGCGGGGAGTCCTCAAAACCATCAGACGAGTAGATGCCAACAGTTAAATCACCAGTTGAAGTATCCAAAGCCAAAGATTGGTCATACGGTGGTTGAGTTGGAACATGGTCAGCAACGACAGGAAATGGAGTGATTAAAAAAATAACCAGGCCAACCCTAACAAAAGTATTAAACTTTTTAAGTAAATTAATTAAATTTAGCCTTTATTCTGTGGGGTCCACTCTTCAAGACCATTCTGTAAAGCCGTCACAGCAGCAACAAGCCCAGCGACAAGTGCGTTAGTTAAAACATCTAACTCCACCATCCCGGTCCCAGAGGCGGTCAGTATTCCCAAAAATGCCTGGATAAAAGTCCTGAGAGTTCTAATCCCAACTTTTATGGCCCAATCTTTAAAATCCATCTCACTCCTAAATAAATTTTGATAGAGCAATGGCGGTCATAAAATCGATTGAGCCAGTAGGTTCAAGTGAGTGAGCAGACTGAAAAGACTTTACAGCCTCGTCAGTTTCGCCACCAAAGTCAGAGTCAGCTCCAAACTTAGGCAAACAATCAGCCTCCCACTTAAGTAAGAGTTGCTGCAAGAACTTCACATTCAAACCTTTATCGCCTTTAGACAACAGGTGCTCCTTTTTCTCAATTTTATCACTTGGAACTTCGGGGATCACTTGGCCTAGATTGGTGTATTTGATTGTGACTTTTTCGCCATCGAGCAAAGCGTCCCGGACTTTTGGATACAAAGCCTCATAAGCAGCCCTTGACCTGCCAATGAACCCGTCCTCATTTTTATCCAGGTCGGCCTGAGTTTGACCCACCAACAAACAACCTAACGTGTCATGCTGGTCATTCCCGGGATGGATTAAAATAAATTGAAACCCAGGCACCGATTGCAGCCAAAGCATGCCTTGGTGCCAGCCCTCGCCAAAACCTTCTTTATCATCGTAGTATTTTTCGGTCCTGGAATGAAAACCGCCAACGGTTCGTAATTTTATTTCATACTCGCCAACAGGAATAGCGGTCTCGCCGTAGACTTTAGGCCCGTCCCGGACTTCATCCTCAAGCGTGTAGCATTCCCAAACCCCATCGATCCAAAGCTCACCATTTGTGGCCTCATCGCCGAATTGGGTCCTTTTGACTTCCAGCTTCATTAACTTGGTAAGTCTTGCTCTATTCCGTTTTCATCCCAATATTTACCAGCAGCAGGTGCCGTGAAACTTGCTAAAGTTTTTTCAGTTCCAGCCTCGGCAGTTGAATCATATTTGAAACCAACGATACCGTGAGCAGCTTGAGCTGAGTCAATATCGAGTGGGATATTACCAGGTGGAACTCTACCCTTGCTGTCACTTAAAACAGCCGTGACAACCTTATCATTTAGCAATTGAGCAGAATGTTTACTCATAACCCCTGCCACCGAAAAATTCTAAAACAGTAGAAGTAGTCCTATAATAATGAGTTGCAACATGCCGCCACCTTAGAAATAAAGTTGTTGAGTTTTGAATATTAACTCCAGGTGCCTGCTCACTACCACCTGAACTAACAACATAAGCATAATCAGTATTAACTGCGTTAATTGATTTTGTGTCAGAGTTAGTAGATGACGCAGTAGAACCTAAAGTCTCTTGTTGGATTGATTTAACAGCACCTGCCTGATTTTCTAAACTATATCTAGGCATAATACTCAACCACCTGACCTGCTCCTGCCGCAAATAAAGATGCACTGCCACCTGATGAGTTTCGTGCTTGACCGACAAGTTGAGTAGAACTATTTAGATAAACTTGTCGAGTGTCTCTCAGTGGGTCAGAGCTTCCCTCATCATAAGCAGACGTGTGACCAACAAAACTGTGAGATACATCAACTGCATTTATACCTAACGTAAAATTAGCGTTTGCGTTTGAACTATCCTGATAGGAAAACGTTTGTATTGACTTTATCTCGCCACTCTTCCAGCTTTTACTTCTAGCCATTAGGAAGTGCTCTCTTCAACACCCCAAATGGAAATAGAAACATCACTACTAGCATTCATGCTTATTTTATCGCCTGAACTAACGCAAATGCCTGTCCTTTCAACAACACCATTTGAAACAACGGTCATGTTTTCAATATTATGCTTTGCACCAGTAGTCTCACCACTATTGATGACACGGATGACAACAGCCTCGTCATTTGATCCATCATTATTAATAACAGACAAGTTCACAACAGCAAAAGTGCTTGAAGGAACCGTGTAAATATCAGCCTCAGAACCTGTCCCTACAGCTTGCCCTAATATTCCACTCGCCATAAATTATCCTTTCTTAATTACCCGTTAAGTGCAAAAAATGCCTTTGCACTATTTAACTCAAA